CGGTATGAAAATGGCGAACTCTGCCGTCAGGAAGTGTAACCTCAACACCTGTGCGTGTGGCTTCTAAACGTTTCTGCTTAATGATTTCCCACAATTCAGCACGTTTTTTATCTAAATTAGTATTGACTAATTCGTTGTCAATTTCCCAATCGTGAATTTCATCATTCCATTTATGGTTTTCACTCGGTTGTTTTCCGCTACACCCGACTGTATATTTATCAATACGCCAAAAATGACCTTTATCATACAAAGTTTCTTCAATCTTTGCTCGTTCCTGCTCTGTGATAAGACAGGTTTCATCTGTAATTTCCTCTTTGCGGTTGATTACAGAAATTAGTTGTTGATTAAATAAAAATACTTGCATTTTTTGCTCCTTGTTTTAAATGGAAGGGATTTCATCAAAAGACGGTAAATGTGAGACATCAATTATATCTAAATATATTTCACCGCTTTGTATTTTTCTATTAGACGGCATATAATATAACTTTTTTTTATCTAGGGCATTTGACACAATAGTTCTAAATCTAGTACCTGAAATACTATCAATAAATAATGGTGTAATTATAGATCTATTTGTTTTTTCATCATAGTAATATATGGTTGGAGGCATAAGACAAGCAACTCTTCGATCTTTATAAATATTACTATGCCTTTCAAAATTATTATCCAACATATTCCCACATTTTATAGCTTCTAAAGGTTTATATACTTTTCTATTTAATAACACTTCTTTAAAAACTTTTATGCCATATTTTGCATTATCCGAACTATTATCTGCAAATTCAAATAAATGAAAAGCAAAGTCTAAATGATAAGTAGGATTATTTTCATCATAACATTTAATATTAAGTGCATAATCCCAATCTGGTGATAACGGTGTATATCTACCTTGTTCGGTTTTATATCTACTTCTAGCAAAACTTTCATCAGGATAAATGATTATATTTGATGCCCCAACACCTGTCTCGCCATTTTTTAACTTTCCGTGAAAAAGATTTGATTGAGGCTCTATGAATAACAAACAATTTCTATCAACAGGTAATTTTTTACTAAAAATTGCACTATGTAATGTGCATTTATATGATCTTTTATATCTTAAATATTTAACAGGGATTTGAGAAGCTATCATTTTACGCTCTAATTTAGGCAATGAAAAATGTTTATAATTCATTGACATACCATAATTATTCATTCTGAAAGTCTCCGAAAATCAGACATAATAACACCATAACCAATAGTAATATCAAAATAACTATCTGCTGAAAATTGAATATGATCTAAAATATATTTATTTTGTGAACTAGCCCATTCAATTTTAGGGCAATGATATATAAAATCTTCTGATCTAAACTGCTCTATTCTTACAAATGGCATATAATTTAAATAAATTGCATTTTTTCCATATTTTCTAACAAATTCTAATCTTTTACTTTCATTTAGATCAATATAATCTTTGTTTAATTTAATTTGATATTCAAGCGGAATATTTATTTTATAATTACTTCCTTTTATATGAGCTGTGCCTAATTCTAAATAATAACTATCTAATATACTATTATTTATTCGCAATCCATAATTACTCATCTTTGTTTACCCATATTTGCGAAATATGATCTATTTCATAATCACATTTAATTTGAGCTTTGTAAAAAGGTGAACCCTCTACCGTAGTTAATGCCCGCATTGCAAATAAACTCGGATCTACACTAAATCGTGGGCTATCGTTTACGGTTAAAAAACTAACTAAACTCTCACCTTTTTGTAGGAAGCTATCTTTATTTTCCCAACTTGCTAATTCGATCACTGTTGATTTGTTAATATAATCAACAGTGATACGGGCTACAACGTGCCACGCACAAATTGGCTTTTCTATAAACGATTTGTCAATCGCTACGGGCTTGTCAATATAATACATTATAATTTACCTACTTTAATAACTTCATTCACACCGTCATAAACGTGTAATGCTCGTGTAGCACTTGATAATTCAATACCACCTGAACTATCTCTTGAAATCAAGCGGAAACCACCATTAGATTGAATTTCAAACAATGTGCCATAATTCCCATTCATTGACCCAATTTTAATTGAGCCACCTGTAATAGAGCCTAGATTAGCACTTAATGCTGATAATGTCGATACGCTAATTTTATCCGCACCTATCGTATTTGCTTTAATCTTATTGCCTGTAATAGTGTTTCCTGCAATATGATCTCCATTGATTGCACCACCTACAATATGATTAGCGGTAATTTGATTTGCACCAATCTTATCGGCTGTAATTGAGTTGGTAACAATCGATCCACCGTAAATTGAGGTAACACCTGCATTTTGCCAAGCACTAGGTTCTGTTGCATATTGAGTACATTCTTCGAGCATAGGGTTTGCAAATTTAAGTGTGCTATTTCTTTGTATGTTCGTCATAGAACAAAGAACTGATATGTAACCCGAATTTGGAGCAGTGAAAAATACATGTGTCCGAGTTAATGGGTTAATGCTACCAGTATTTTCTTCCATGCTCCCATTTTGAGAATATCCTGTAATATTTCTACCTCTCGGACTAGAAGAAGCAAAATCTCTAACCCAAGATCTGCCATTACTAGCAATCTCTTGCACTATCAATTCGCCTGTGCAATTCCAAGCGTCAACAAAAGCCGAGAAACAATATCTTTGATTAGGTATAACTTTTACAATTTGAATACCAATTTGCCACCAAGTTGATACATTCGAGTTAGCTGTAACTTCCGCAATTAAAACAGCCCCATTAGTAACTAACCCAGTGAAGCTATTGCTTGTTCGTCTTGTTAATTTTGTTGTTTGATCTACTAAGTTACCATTGCCTTTATTATCGAACCAACCGTAAGCGTTATTATCAAAAATAGGGTTATAGAGTAAATTGCCCCCAAGTCCAATCGCCAATTTATCTGCTGAAATTTGACCTGCTTGTAAATGGTTAGCATTAATTGCGCCTGCTCTAATTTTCCCTGCGTCAACAGAGTTAGCACCTAATTTGTCAGTAGTTATTGCCCCTGCTTGAATAGCATTTGCGCCCACACTATTAGCTGATAATTTCTCTGCTGTAATCGCACCACCCATAATTTTCGTGGCTGTGATAGCATTTGTAGCGATATTATCTGCTGTAACGGCATTAGCACCTAATTTACCTGCAATAATAGATCCTGCTTTAATATGATTGCTTTCAATGGCATTTCCTGCAATTTTTTGTGCTGTGATAGCATTAGCACTAAGTTTATCGGTAGTGATTGCATTACTTGCTATTTTGTCTGCAATAATAGCATTAGATGTAATCTTTTCAGAAGTGATTGCGCCACTTAGGATTTTCTCGGCTGTTACCGCATTAGCCCCTAAATGATTTGTGCCAATAGAATTAGCAGAAATCTGATTAGCTCCGATAGTACCCGTCAACTTATTTGTAGGAATAGCAGGCACTTTAGAAATATCAAGTGTGCCTGTAATTTTAGTTGCAGAAATATTTTGTACTTGTGCGTCAGTCAATAACCCTGTTAATTTATTTGTAGGAATTGACGGAATTTGTGCAATATTAATATTTCCAACTAATTTAGTCGCACTAATTTGTTCAATTTGAGCGTCAGTTAATTTTCCTGCTAAATTTGCTGTTGGAATTGGTGCAAGTTGGCTAGGTTGAATAATACCTTTAATTTTACTTGCTAATAATTCTGTTTCCGTTGGAACGTATTTTGTACCATTCCAAGTATATGTTTTATTAGTAGTTTCATCATAAACTTGTTTTTGACCTTGATATGTATTAACATCTAAATTAGTAATATATAAAGTCATACCCAATTTACGAGCAGGCAAAGCAGTGTCAATAATTTCATTAACAATATTTTTACTTAATTCTTTATTTAATACTTCCAATTCAGCATTAATATCAACACCACTTTCACCTTTTCGACCTTGTACTTGATCGAATTTGCCTACATTTACGCCTCGTTTATTGCGTAGCCAATAATAACGGACTTTTTTTGCGCCAACTTCGTGTGAGTAGTATGCTCCTGTAATACGTTCTACTAATTGAGCGGTATTTATATCGTCTGTTTCACTGCACCAAATTTCAGTTTGAGTAGTGTCATCAATGAAATTCCAAGTCAAAATAATACTGGATAAATTCCCAACTACCTCAATCCCTGCTACAACTGGCGGTCTATCAATTTTAAATATTTTGTTGTATTGGCTTAATAATTGATTTTTATCATTATAAGCCAAGATGTGAGCTTCATAAGTTCCGTTTTCTAAATCGTCAAGTTTAATATCAGGTGTTTTTAAACCTTTTTCAATATAGATTAATGCACCGTCCTTTAAAAGTTTAATAGTGTAACTTGTAATACTATTTGAACCTAAAACATTAAACGAACCATTGACTTTACCATTGACTGTTAAACGAGAACCATTATAATTAATTTCTGCGTCAACAACATCACCGTAAATAGTTTGAGGTTTAGGGTCAAAGTGAGTGCCATTAACAACAATATCCTCTTTTTCAGGAACGTGTTGTAAAGCAGTAATAGTGTAGGTTTTACCGTCAGCATTATCATTTTCTTTAATAGATATTGCACGATATAAGCCAGTCGTAATACGTTTCGTTGATAAGCCCCATACGGTAAGTTCAGGTATTCCGTCTAAATTCTTACCAACTGTTGCAATATTAGTCTTTTTATCAAAACTAACGATTTTTACGTTTTCAGTATAACCATTTGCTGATACATACGATAAATAGCTGTTATTGTCAATTTCAATAGATCTATCAAGTGTTAATTGTGTTCCTTTGACTGCTAATACCCGACCGCCCACATTTACGCCTGCATATTGGCTGTCTGCGACTTCAATTACATCATAAGGCAAGTGCATTACGCCCTCTTGTCCTACGGTAAATGTAATTGTCTCGGTTTCAAGTCTTTCAGTCTCTAAAATCCAACGCCCTGTACGATAGGCTTGACCTCTTGATGTACAACCGAAAGCTGTAATTTTTTTAACATTCTCACCATAACGAGCTACGGCAACATCATCACTAACGCTCTCAACTTTTTTCTCGTAAAAGTCGCTTGCGTCAATGTATTCAACTTGAATTGTGTTGTGTCTTGCTTTTCGAGCCGAACGTTGACGAGTAAAACCGCCAATAGTATTCGCATTATTGTACGTCCATACAGGGTCAGCTTTTCGATCTTGAATTGCAGTCAAGGCTTGACCGTTCCATACTGGCATTGCACGGAAAATTGAACAAATATCATTGATTAAATCATAGGCTTTACGCTGATCTGTAATCCAAATATTACAGGTCATTCGAGGTTCTTTACCACCAAATCCGTCAGGTACTAATTCATCACAATAACGACCGATTGCATATAATTGCCATTTGTCAATATTAAAATCTTGCAAACGTTTTCCCATACCGTAACGGGTATTTGTTACTAAATCATAGAACACCCAAGCAGGATTGTTAGTCCATGCTAATTTGAATGAACCGTCCCAAAAGTCGGAAGTGTAGGTATGTGTTTCAGGATTGTAATTGCTCGGAACTTTAATAATTAAACCGTTAATCTCATAGTTTCGAGTTGGAATATTGCCAAAATAATCACTGTCAATTTTAATACCAATCAACGCTGTATTCGGATAAGCGAATTGTTTGTCAATAATTTCTGTGTAACTTGCCCAAAAACAATTATTTTGTAATTTGTTTGTTGAACTGTCAGGCTCAACACGGCTTACACGGATAGAAAAAGGGGCATTAGGAACAGTCATATCAAACATTTCTCGGTAAGTATTAGAATACTTACCATTGAATGTATATGTGCGACTTCCAACAACACTATTATTTTTTAAGACTTCAACAAGCATTGATACGGAAGTTGGATTAGTATCTCCGTTATCTTCCTGTTTCATTAATCGTTCAACGCCTAAAGTCATACGAACACGATTAACATTAACATCAGTAACAGTTTTAATAATCGGCTTGTTTTTTAAAACTTTAGTGCCTACATTAATTTCTTTTTCAACGGAATTAAATTCTCGCAATACGTCTTGATCCTGTGTCCCTGCGTTAGCATACACTGATACGTTTTTAAAGTTGAACGAGCCGTCTGCATTAGCTAAAGGGGTCTTGTCGAGATACACAGATTTCATATCATCAACAAGACCCTCAATTTCGCCCTCTGAAATAACTTCGAGCATACGCAAGATCTGAAAACTACGTCCTGTTTCTTTTGCTTCAACAGGAGTATGCGAACTACCGCCTTTCTTTTTACCACCCATAATAAATCCTATCTTCTACGTTTTAAGCCAAATCTACCAACTTTATTAGTAACTTCTTCATTAGGTCTATATAATTCAACGCTGACTGTTTCAACACCTTTACCAATAATGAGAGAGCCTACAAGAATTCGTCCATAGGCTAGAGGTACAGGTCTGCCTTGAGCTACTAAGTTTTGTAGGTTAGAGAAAGCGGTTGATTGTTTTTTCTCTGTTTCATCTCGTTTAGGTAGATCAACAGGGGGAACTTTTGTTAGCATTTGAGCAACACCACCTGCCATTAAAGCTACCCCAAGCATACCGACTGGCACACCTGCACCACCTAACCAAGACGTACCGAAACCAACAACAGCTAATACCGCACCTGCTACAAATTGGACTGCACCGCCCGATCCACCAATAACAGGGATAACGTGCAATATATCTCCGTCAACAAGTTCTGCTAACACATCTTCTTTAAGCGTTGGCGTTGTAAAATAACGTTTACCTAATTTAACTTTAAAAAATTTATGTTGTTGAATAGCTTTACGCAACCCATTAATTTGACAATACAATGCGTTCAACGCTTCTGCTGAATTTGTAACGTCAATTAATTTAAATTCATTTCCAAATTTTCTAAGATTGCCGTAAAGTTTAACTGTGATTTCCATTTATACCGCCAAATTGAATGTGTATTTTTCAACCAATATCCACCTAAAATATCTCGTTTGCTCAATCTGTCAATCGAATGATGAATAAATAATTGATTACCAATATATACGCCTGCATGGTTAGGAATTTCAGATCCGATAGTAAATAAAATTACATCTCCGATTTCAGGATTGTCAACTTTTTCAAAACCATATTCAGGTAATCTGTCAACATATAAATTCATTCCCTGTTCATACCAGTCATCAGGATATTTGAATTCAGGTAAATGATCTGAACCTGCAAGCATATAACAATCTCTAAAAAGATTATAGCAATCTTGTTTATTAAATTCAAATGGACGACCTAATAATGGGGGAATAGGACGGTATGTAGTAACATTATTATCACACACTAACACCCAATCCAAATCTAATAATCGTTGGTTTTGCATATCATACTTCGACAAATAATTTCGTCCATTTGTATGCGAATGAACAATAGCAATAACATTATAATCAATTAAAACAGAACTATCTAATTCAAATAGTTCTGTTGGATTATCTGACAAATTATCACATTGTTTAAATTTGACAACATTATTTTCATCTAAAAATAAGATACCGCACATTTCTTTAGGAAATTCTTTTTTAGCGGTATCTATTAATATTTGTTTTAATTCTTTGGTAATCATATTAGCCTACAATTTATCGATCGCAATGTATGCACCAAAGTTTCTGGTATTGTTTCGTAACGAACAGCCAGTCAAACATTTAGAGCATTTGTCTTTTTTCGGGTCAGTTGTCGGTTGGTCTTTCTCGTCAGCCACCGCTCCACCAGTATAGCCACATTCAGGGCTACGGTAGATAAATTGGCAAGTATTCGCCATCATCATTCGAGCAGGTAATAACAAACCGTCTAATTCTGTCGGAACAGCCAACTTAAAACGTACAACCTCAACAGATAAGCTCTCAACTTGTTCAATGACATAATAATTGACGATTTCATTACTTACGTTATGTTTCGGATTGCTATTGTTAGCAAAATTAACAGGGTCTAAATTATTAGCATAAACTTGTCGTCTGCAAACAACTGCACCTAAACAATCATCAAATTCATTGACTAAACCTGTAATCAAACCGAATAAATTAGAAATGGTTAAAGTCGGGCGATTACTTGTACCTTTGACGGTGTTCTCAAAACCCGATCCTTTAATCGGATAAGGCTGATATGTCTGCCCTTTCCATACAACGCTTTCGCCTTTCTCATTGACCCCATTATGTAGGCGATACATAATGCCTTGCGTACCTCGCACGGAAGTTAATCGTGTCAAGTCAATATCCCACAATTCTAGTAAAGCGTCTTGCTCTAATTTGGCAAGCTCCAATTTCATTCCCGCAGGTAGTTCTAACGCCATTATAAAGTTTCCTTAAATGTCATTGATATTTCAATTACACCGTTATTATAAACTGGCGACCATTCTTCGCAATATACTTTGATAGGTTTATTGTCAGGGTATAAATATGAAGTCCAGTTAAAGGCTTTATAACCCTCTTGTCGTTCAAGAAAATCTATTACAGCTTTACTATCTCCGTCAACAATAATTCTTCCGTATTTATTGAAATATGTACCTCTGAATGTAACGTTGAATGTACGTTTTAAATTCTTGATACCTTTCTTAGTTCGTTGTTCATACCCGTCATCAAATTGTACTCTGTTGATATTCGCTGTAACAGTTTCACTAACCCCTGCCTGTACTGGGTAATTAAATGTTTCTATTGTCATGCTAATAGACCCCCTGCGTCTCGTTTTTCATTCGCCAATACTTCATAAATAACAGCTTGTGTTTGCTCTCTAAATTGAGCTAGTGTGTTAGCGTCAAGTTTGCCGTCTCCATTAATCGTTACATTTTGAGTAACGTGTACGACATTTCCACCGCCTGCACCAGTAACATCTTTATTGCTGAATACTCGACCGTTATCACCTGCGATCATGTATTGACGACCACTATTAGAACGGTAGATTTCAGGTGCATTGCCCTCACCAACTTGATAGAGAGAACCTGCATTTACCGCACCACCGTTTCTACGTTTGCCTGCCAATCCGATTAACATAGGAATTGCCATGAAAGCACCCATTAAGGCTGTCATACCTGCACCAACGCTCGCCCCTTGTGTAGCAACGGCTGTTGCAGTTGCAGCAGGGGTCATAGCTGACGTAATTGTTGCACCACTTGCTACGGCTTGAGCTGTTGCTACCTGTTGATTTGACGTGCCGATTGCTAACATAGTTGCTTGCTCGGTAGCCCAACGTACACCCATTTTAACGAATGAATTTACCACTTCGTTTAAAATAGTGTTAGCGAGACCTCGCATTGCGTCAGCAATACTACTTGTTCCCATGATAACGCTTGTAATTGCAGAGGTTGCACCTTGTTCAAAAGAAGTGATTGTATTACCAAGAACTTCCCACATACCGCCCATATTTTGCATATTATCAAGATACTGTTTGAATAAATCGTCATTTTCTTGTCGTCTCAAGGCATTACGAGCTTGCTCTTTTTCTTGATCTGAAATTCGCATTTGATCGATAGCTTCATAATGTAGGCGATATTGTTCGGTAACGCTTGTAATACCTTGATCTAGGGTTGCAGTTGCACCCATACCACTTAACATTTTATCGTTCGCAATACGTCTATCAGGTTCGCTAATATCAGCTTTACTTAGAGCGTCAAGTTTTAATCGTTGTTGCTCACGTTGACGAGCTAAACTACTTTCTTCAATACTATTGATTTCTTTAGCTAATTCTTTTTCACGTTCAACAGCGTCAATTTTACCTTTAATTACTGACATTTCTTGATCTGTCAAATTTACGCCTTTTTGTTGTAGCTCTAAACGCAACGCATAGAGAGAATTATATTTAGTATAATTTTGATAACCCTCTTTCAACAATGCTAATTCATCATTAAGTTTGCCTACATATTGCTCTTGTTTTTCAATCGCTTTTTGACGTTCATCTTCACGGTGTTTCGCTTCTTTCTGTGCGTCTTTAGCTTGTTTACGAGCATTACGTTCGGCTTCTGCGTCAGCTTTTCTGCGAGCTTCAACGGCTTGTTGAGCTTCAAGGCGTTTATTTACTAAATCATTCCCCTCTGCTGTCAAATTACCGTCTTTATCAGTAAATTTTTCGTTTGACAAATCTTTCGATAATTGCTTACGAATTTCCATTCGTTTTTGTTCAGTTGAACTTGCTTTCGCATAAGCATTTAGCCACTCGGTTTCTTTTTCAATACGAGTTTTTGTTTCTTCGGCAACTTTATCTACTGTTTTTTGTCCTGCTTCATTGATAGCAGGGCTTAAATTAGCAGACATACCAAGCAATAAACGTAATTGTGAGCGTAAATCAGCAACAGATTGTGTCAATTTTTCATATTTGACTTTACTATCTTCAACAATTCTTTGCTGTGCTTTCAATTCTTCATTCGCTTCAATATCAGATTGTTTTTTACCGTCAATCGCTTTTTTAGCATTGTCGATTTTTTCAATCTGTTGTTCCATGTTATATAATGTTGACTTCATTAACTCAACATTATTTTCGTTAGCTTTCTCTAAATCTCGTGTTGTATTTGCTTGTTCAGCTTGCAAGTTGATTAACTGTTTTTGAGCGTCTGCTTGTTTACGCAATGCCATTTCATTTAATTCGACACCGCTCGCCATAATAGCGTAATCTTTTTCGGTAAATTGTTTACTTCTAAAACGCTCTAAAGTTGCAGTTGCGTCATCATATACTTTCTGTTGTTCAGAAATTTTGACATTTAAATCTGCAATTTTCTTTTCAGTATCAGAAATTGTAGATTTATTTTTCTCCATTGCTTGATTTAATAACGCATTTTCTTGTGTCAATTTAGTGTATGACATAAGTTGCATTTGCGTATTAATATCTTTTAATCGAGCAATGTAATCGTCAACTTTTGCTTTATCTTGATCGTAGCTAGGGAATAAACTTTTACCTAAACCTGTATCAAACAGATAATCCATTCCGATAGCTAATGCACTTACACCTGCGATTAACCACCCAATAGGTGTCGCACTAACAACAGCATTAAATGTACCCACAATACCTGTTGATACTGCATACGCATTTCTAACAGCCGTAATAGCAGTAATAAGGGAATTTAATGTTTTCAACCCTGTACTAAACGCAACAGCCACACCAAACGCAACCGCAACTTTGGTAGCCAATTCTAAGTTATTCGCAATATATTTGATTGCATTACCAAATGTTTCAGCTAATCCTGTATCTTTAAACATAGCACCGAAATATGTTTGTGCTTCTGTTTGTAGATTTTGTAATTGCATTGAAACGGTAGGTGTCAACTTAGCAAATCTCTGATCTATTGCTTCTGCACTTTCTAAGAAAGTCTGCTTCATTATCTCGCCTGTGATTTTACCCTGTGGAGCTAATTTTAATAACTCCCCACGAGTAACGCCTAATTTGCGAGCCAATGCGTCAGCCATTAAAGGCATAGTTTCCATTACGGTGCGGAATTCGTCCCCGTCCAATTTGCCTTTGTTAAATGCTTGTGAGATTTGGAGTAGAGCAGAGCTTGCTTCGGCTGATGTTAGACCTGCTAAAGCAATCGTCTTAGACAATGTTTGTGTGATTTGCATTGCTTCGGAAGCACTACCACCAGTTTGTTTCAACGCCATATCTAAACGAACGTATAACTGTGTTGTGCTTTGTAAATCACTATAACTGCTCTTAGCAATGTCAGTTAAACTAGCTAAACGATTTCGAGCTTCGTCAGCACTTTTTGTTACCAATGTCAATTTATTAATCATAGACTGATATTGGTCGCCAAGTTGAGCAATGCCAATTAAGGCTGTATTCGCACCCCATAATGCAAACATTGTGCCTGCAAGTTGACGTATTCCGATATTTTGTTGAGAGGAAGCCTGTGAGGTGCGTTGTAATTGTTGTTCGAGACGAGCTTGCTCACGTTGTAGGCGAATTGTTGCAGTGATAGCTTGAGTGGACGCAATTTGTGAGCGAATTTGAGCAGTATTAGCCCGTGCTTGAGCGTTAGCTAAATTGTTAGCAGAAATAGCACCTTGATTTTGAGCGTTAGATAAGGCTTGTTGTTCACGTTGTAAACGAACAGTCAAAATTGAAGATTTTGTTTGCTCTTGCTGTAATTTAGTTTGAGCAATTTGTAATTTTGTAGCCTGTAATGCAGTTTGCGAAAAACTACCGTTTAATTGAGACGATACTTGTGCCAGTTGTCGCATTTGACTAGCTAAACCATTAAAATTAGTTCGTCCTAAACTGGTAATAGCGTTTGAAAATCCGTTAATGTTACGAGATGAAAGACTACTAACCGCATTTTTCAATACGTTTAATTGATTAGCCGTTGTTACACTAGCAACACCAATAGCCTTAATCTTCTGTTCAATTTTACCGTCAACTTTATCTTCAACATTGACGCTTGCTTGAATTTGTGTCATAGTCTTTCTCTTTTCATTTGCTCAACTGCGTCTGCCACACAACGCTGAATATAGTGTCGTTCTGCTTGCGTAGAGTACCCCATATTCAACAACTCAATGTAATCCACATTATTAGTAATATACACTATTTCACCAACTTTCGCACGTTGAATTATTGCTCCCCCAAGAGACATTGTTACACCTGCTGAAATACCTTGTGTTGAGCCATTAACGCCTATTCTATGGGCTTCAATTTTACGATCTTTTTTCTTACTTAAACCCACAATCCAGTTTGAAAGAGCCTTTGAGGTATCTACTGGAGTTCGCTCAACTAAGAGCAAAAGAATTGTTTTTGCAAAGTTTATTTTAAAACGGTTGACCCGTTTTTTAATATCATTGTCAAAACGTTTTAATTGTGAGTTTAAAGTTTTCATTATTTAGCCTTATCGTTGTAATGTTTAACAACAACCATATCTAACGCACGAATAATTGATACGAAATCGTACATTTCTTCATAGGTTTTATATGTCAAGAATTTAGCATACTCAATAATTTTAGTAATAGGTATTGGAGATATATTGAACCCTACTTGACGTTCGCTCTCTAAAATAAAAAAAGCTTGCAAATAAAAATGCAAGCTTTCGTCAATTAGTTCAGGTTTATTCCGAATAAAATCAGGTAATTCTTCCCCGTTTTTTAACGCTTGCTGTAAAACCGCATTGTCAGAATTACCATGTTTAAGTTCGTACTCCAATACCTCTATGAGTTTTTTGTTGCAGTCTCAACACTGTCTAAACCGTAATTTTCACGGTTAAGCGAGAATGTAAACAATTCATTTACTAAATCAGGTAAATCACCTAATAAAGCAAGTGCGTTTTCTTTTGAGAATGGCAATTCATTACCGTCTTTGTCAACGATATTGTTCCAACCAGTAATCAAGTGTTCAATGAAAACACGACTACGAGCTTCTTCTTGCTCACTTTCACTGGCATTTGCCATTTTTAAGCTAACTTCGGCTTGAGCTTTTGTATGTTCAACGTTACGCACCGTCCAACGTGCTACGTTGATATAAGTGTCGCTGTCCTTGTCAATGTAGAACGGCACACCTGCTTGTTCTTTGTTACGATCAGAACCATATTTAGCGTAAAGATTAATTTTAGTCATTTTAAGCACCTTATTTAAGTTAAAGTTAAAACAGTCAGACAAAATCATCTGACTGTTTCATTATAAATTACATTGCAACTTTAGGCAATACTGGGAAATTGACATACATCATTGTGTAGCCAAATTTATTCTCCGCACCGCTTGCTTCTAATTCCAATGTAATTGGATTGTCTTTTTCAACATTTAACGTACCACCGCCTAAACCGACTAATGGAATGTCGAAAATAAACCCTTTTTGTTTTGTGGCAAATAGCTCATATAAGCCCACATCTGCGTTTTTACGCACAGCGTCAATAGCTTGAACAGTGGTAAAGTACGCAGTGATTTTACCGCTTACTTCAAAGTTACCTGCTGATACATCAATCGCACCGAAAGTTCCTAACGCTTTATTTTCAGATAAATTGTTATTCACTTCAACTGACGCTTCTGTAACGTAGGCAAATAATGGAGTTGAGGTTGAGTTAGTGTCATCAACTAAAGATAAACGAATAGATCGAATATCGCTAGTTGTGTTGATACCACTTTCACCTAAAGAAGCTGTCAATTTACCGTCTGACAATAATGCACCTGTACGGTATTCATTATTGGTTGCAGTAAAGCTCAAATCAGCTTTCAACATTTCGCCTTGTTTAGCTTCAAGTGAAAATTCACCTAATACTGCACCGCTAATATATTCAGCTTGTTTTTGATTGGTTGACAAATCTTTTCCGAGTGTACGCTCAAAACAATATGATTTGCGTTTAATCAAATCTGTGGTACGTTCATTTTTCAACACTGTACCCATGAAGATTTTGATTGTTTTGCTTGCACCTGCGTCAGCCGATAGACCTGCTTTAAATGTACCATTATCAAAAGTTAATTTCTTAGCTTCGATTTTTGATACACGAGCATAAAACGCCCCTGCGGTGTCAAAACGTTCAGTCGGATTGTCTCCGCCAACAAAGATCCATTCACCCTCAACTAACCCAAGACTGGTGAAGTCAGCCGTTGTTGCAGTTAGAGAATAGATATTGCTTGTTGACGCAAATTTAATATCACCGCTTGCACCAGTAAACTGATAATTAGTTTTAGTGCGAGTATCAGCAAAAAATACGCCCTCTAATAACTGATTTAAGTTGTTTTGAGTAAAGTCGATATTAAAACCGCCTTTAACACTCAAATCAGTAACAACGCCTTTTTGGTTTTGACGGGAAATGGAAAGTGGGGTACGTTGTGTTGTACTTAACTCTCCCCCAAAATCAGAAAAGCTGTTAGGTTCAAGTGCCTGCCATTTTGGAGTGTTAGGTAACACACCTAAACATTCCTCAACGGCATAATTTAAACCAACAACATTACTGTCAATCTTTTTAGTTTCGCAAGTTGCCATAATGCTATCCTTTTTATTTACACAATTTCGTCAAACTCATAGCTAAATGTTAGGTCATAACGATAGCTATTGTTTTCCATACTGTACGGACTTGCTGTAATATGGCGAACCCACAAACAGTCAAACCGTTTTTGGCGTAATGCGTTTTTCAACTCTTGAGCAATCAGCTCCATTTTGGAGTACCCATTTGGAATTGATCGTGCCATAAAGAAGTTGATAGCGTAAACACCCTCGCTAGTATAACGCACTTTACCTAAATCTTCTACATCAACCGCTAAAGTATCTTGATCTTCTCTAATAATTCTTCTATTGAAATAAATTCTCAATTTCTGATTGACATTATCAGGAAGTACATTACTATGGAAGTCAAATTCAGCGTCAACTTGTTTTTCTTTACAAATCTCTTTTAATTTACTATAAAGAAATTTATTCAATTCGTCAACAACATTAACTGCTTTCATTATTTAAGCTCCAATTTGTATAACACATCTTTCCCGTTAGGGTTTATTCTAATAACAGATTGAATTGAATATGTTACACCTTTCACGGTAAAAGTATCATTGATAGTTGGAACAAAATTACTGTGTGGCATATAAGCAATATAGTTATTGTCAACCATTGCTCGTTCGCCTTGTAATCTAAAAGTTTCTCTTGAATATTTTGGAGACGGTAATACAATAATGTCAACTAAAACAGTTTTTGTTTCAAATTCATTATTCCAACTTTCTTCTGTTTTAACTTGACGATAATATTTTGCTTTATTATAACCGTATTTCTTGATTAAACGGGTTGCTGTTTGTGATAAACGATCATAAATGTCAGCCATATCATCTACCTACACTTAATATAAAACCGTTATTTACTAGGTATTGGTTGAGATAACGCTCAACCATAGGAAACTTACCAAACAATACTTCGGTCAACATATCTTCGGAATATTGCACCTCTAATACGTCAATCTTTTCCTTTTTGATAATATCATCTTTTGATACGTTGACTGGCAAAAGACTAAACCCTAAACTTTGAGCTTCAACTGCATAAAACAACGCCTTTTTCAAATTACGCATATCGTAAAGGTGCGGATTACCCGAACACGAATTTAATTGTTGACGTGGGAAAGCTAATGCTTGTTCAGGGTTTAGTCTTTTACCAACCATTCTATTTTCAAGACTATCAATAAAATTAGTTGCTCTAACTAAATAAATGGCTACTTGTTCATCTTCAACATCTTCGGTTTCCATTCCGTTTAATTTTGCGAATTGACGAAATTCATCAACACTAGCATAAACGTTAGCGTCAACTAAACCTGTGTTATCTTCAACAATCAATGTAGCCATTTTATCACCTGTTATCTGTTTTTTGGTGGCACTGGTGGAGTACCAAATGCGTTTGTAGCTTTAGGCTGTTCTTCGTCAGCCTTATCAGTCTCCTCGACTGTATCAGCGTCTTTATTCGCTTCTTTATCATCTGTTGGTGGCACTGGTGGTTCAGGTGGATTACCGCCTACGTTTTCACCTGTACCTGCTAAATATTCTTCATATTTGGCAATCACTGTATCAGGATCAGGTAGATGTTTCAAGTGTTCAGGAACACTACCTGTTACAGCGTCAACGATCAAACTTTCCTGTGGAGTATATGTCTCGGCATTGAGAATTACACAAGGAAAACGTGCTAAATCGTTGATAACATTTGTTTCTTCTTTTGTAGGTAAATTACCTGCACAGAAGATAGCAATAATTGGTTTATTCATATTTGCACCTATTAAAAATAGGCGGTTGTTACACCGCCATTAAGTTATGCTTTTGCGTTAGCAATGATTACACCAGTTTCGTCTTTCACATTGTTGGAAATACGTTCCCAGTTAGCTGCGGTTGTGATAGCACCATAAGATAGACCGTTCATTGTGTCAGTTGTTTTGTAACGATAGTTAGCAACTTTCAATGTTGAAGTCCATTCTGCTTGGAAGCGTTTACCCAAGTTTTCTTTACCTGTGATCGGCACGATTTCTGATACAAAATCTTCTTCGTAGCCCACAAATGCAGAGTTCTTTTTAAGACCAAGAACATAGTTAGCTTGAGTAGATACAAGCGACTTGTTATCGGTAATTAAGAATGTTTGACCTAATGCGTTACGCATAATGGTAATACCGCCAAAGTCGAATAAACGTTCAGCATTTTTGAACGTAGTTTCAACTAAGTCAAAATATTGGCTTGAGTGCATTACAAACAATTCAATCGAATTGTATTGGTCGCCCATAGGCTTAACTGCTTTAATTAAGTCTAAATGAGATAATTTAGCAGTGTTCGGGATTGTTGATTTGACTGCACTGTTTGAGTTTAAACAAGTTACCAACGCACCGATTGCTACTTCTGCCATATATTTTGTAGTTTGGTCTGCCATTGCACGACCGATTTTCACACCTGCTAATTCAGGGTTTTGTTTCACCCAGTTAAATTCAGCATGTGTCCATTCGATTGGGTGCATACCTAAACCCATTTTGACGGCATTATCTTTAACACGGCTAAAGCCTTTAGCGGTTAAAGCATTGTCTGCATAAGGATTACGAGATTTGATTAAATCTTGACCTAGAATAAGATCCATAGATTGTTCAAAATCGCCTAAAATTGATTTTGTGCCAAGTACAATCGCACCTTTTGAACTGCCGTTAAATACTTGCACATTTTCTTTGATAAGTTCTTGACCTGTACCATATACTGTACGTTCAAAAACTTCTAATGCTGTTAATGACATAAGTCATAACTCCTATTCGTCTGAACCGTATTTTGCCTTAGCAATTTGTGCCAATTCAAGATCGCTCATTTCACCAAGACGTTTTGTTTTGTCTGTCGGAGTACCACTCGGACTGTTAGCACCTGCTTTAGCACCGCCATTCGCAGAAGTTGCTTTAATGATAGCACTAAATTCTTTGTTGTCAACAAAAGATTTTTTCAATTCATCTACTGTTAATGCTGAACGCTGACCGTTTTCATCTAAAACAACTAATTTAGGGCTGTCGCCAGTTAAATCTACACCTAAACGACTACGGATATGTGGAGCAATTAACGCAGGGGACGTTGAGATTTCGTTAGACATTGCACTTACTGCACTTTCAACAAGAGATTTAGTTACATAGCCGTTATGTTTTTCTTCTAAACCTTTATAATCTGCTTCAAGTTTAGTGTATTTTTCCGTCCACGATTTTTCAATCGCTTCAACGTCTTTATCACCTTTTGCTTTTTCGTATTCTTCTTGAGCTTTTTTCTTAGCACGTTCTTCCGCTTTACGGATACGTTCTTCTTCTTGTGCCTTGTAATCGTCAAGCTCTTTTTTCAAACTGGCTTTTTCAGCTTTTAATGTTTCAAAACCAGTATCTTCTAAGTCTAAGACAAATTCGTCTCCGACTTTTGTGTAAAGTTCTTGCAATTCTTTTGTCAACTGTTCTAATTCACTTTGACTAATTTTGCGTTTTAGTTTCATTTTTCGCACCTTTTGTTTGTTTGGTTGGATTTAATACAGATTGTTGTTTAACTAATTCAATCTGCTCTTGTTGTGCTTTCGCACGTTCTTTGTCAATTTCTTTTTGAGCTACTTCATTTTCCTGTGTAGCACTACCGCCACGTTTTAAACACTCACGCATTTCGGTAAATGAAATTGCTCCTTGTTTCCAAGCATTGATAAAGAAATTCTGTTCATCTGAACCAACACGATTATACTCAAAGTCAGTGTTTAATTCAAATTCAACGTTATTATCATCTAGCCCACATAAACGGTGTGCTACTTTTAACGCTTTAGTATAAGCGTCAGATACATTGTCAGCACAATTTGCTAGAATTGAACCTTGAGACGGATTCTCAACTTTAACTTGATACGCAGTTTTTGCAACGTTATCACTATCTAAAAACTTCGCACCAAACGCACTCATTTGCTTTTCTTTCTTCTCCATACTTTCTGCTAAACCGCTATCTGCTTTAGCTTGAAGAAGCCCTGCTGTACCACCATTCTTTAAATTGATTGCATTTTCCGAACCCAACTTGATTGCAGGGGTTTCGTTAGATCCAACAACTTTAGATTCATTGCCAACAAGTCCGCTGACAAATAATGTGGCTTGACCTGCAATAAACATTGTATTTTCGTAATCGGCACTATTGCGGTAATGTGCAATATTTAAACTTGCCAAATCATACAATATCGGATTGTCAGGATAAGGGTTATTGTTTTCCATTCCGATAAAAAAGAACGGAATGTAATCAAGAGTTTGTCCGTTAGCGTCAGTCGGAATAATCGTTTTGTATTCTTTAAAATCACCAACTGCTGAAATGGTATCGTCAGTCGGGCTACGATAAATAACTTGTTTATAAACGCCATTAACTAAACGTAACACTCTTAATTGTTTACGTTCTTTAACTTCAAAACCGTCATCGTCAACTTCAAAATAATTTTCACCTAATACAACTAGCGTCAATCGTTCTTCTGCACCAACATCTTCAACACGGAAATTCTTAATGTCAAATGGACTGTATGGTGTGATTGTTGGACGATAACCACCTTTTTCAAAATCCGCTAACGATACAGCTCCTTTTGTTTCAGGGAAATCTACGAAAACACCACCATAAGCATACGCTAACGCATAATTTAACGATTGTTTCGCACATTGATTTAGGCTCACACCATTTCCTGTTGCATTTTCAATCATATATTTGATTAAATCGTTTTCTGCACTATTCACTACTGGCGGTTTAATAAATACTTGTGCCATTAACTCATAAAGCGTTCTACGGGTTACATTTAGAAATACAGCACGGTCTTTGTAGGCTTTATAACGACTATCTTCAACCTTTTCACAATCAGGTTTAGATGTTGACGGATAAGGCAAGTACAAAGTACCTTTATCTTTAATTGTCAATTCACCCTCTAAACAATCTCGAATTAATCGCCATTGTTTCTTTTTAGCAACAATTTCTTTACGTTCAAACGTTACACCTTGTTTTACATTATACATTGGAATACTCCACACTTAACATAATCGATCCGTTACCAACACCGTCAAGAATACGATAACGAACCATATCGTAGGCATGATCTTCGGCTGACGTATCAACATCATCAATTCGTTTTTCATCTCTAGGTAATACTGGAATTGTTGAAATACTAGCTACACAGTTATTCATAAAATAAATATGCGGTTCTTCTGCATTGTCAGTTGTATTTTTCAACATATCTCTAAATAATTGTAAACCATTCACACGACTTCCGCTACTTTTATTTGACCGTTCCCAATAAACATCTTCGCTCTCCATAATGTCAGCGATACAGTCATTGTCGCTATTGGTATTATTCCAAATTTGATTGTCAGCAGATCCGCTTGCTACCGTTCGTTTAATCCAACCGCTTTCAATTAGTCCTCGTTCAATCTCTTTAATACCTCTAGCAATGTCTCTAGCTGACATTTTCAAGCCTTTATTTGTACCGATTTCTTCTGTTCCATACCATTCATAAAATTGGATCAATGACCCTTTAGGCGGTGCAAATTTAATCCATTCGCCATTGTCTAATAAAACGTCAGCTTCCTCTCCGTTAGCACACGCCCACCAACCTACACTAAACGGGTGCGAGCTACCCCAGTCAAAAGTGCGGTCAATATACCAACCCTCTGGAATGACAAAACGACTGATAACGTGCTTGCTTCTATCCCATAAATCACCGACTGCACCACCACTAACAATATCCCATGACCCTAACGCCCAAGCTCTACGGATATTAGGATCAGGATAATTCAATAGACTTGCAATATAGTTAGGGGATAAATAGATATTCTCAATGTATGATGAAAATAAAGCTACTTGTGTTTTCTCAACGATTTCTTCTTGTTTTGTTTTCGGATTGAATACTTTTGTTTGACGTTTAACGACTGTTCCATAAGGAGCAGGATCGATAAAGCGTTTTTTGACCCAGTTATGCCCTGCACCGAAAGGGTTAGTTGTTGAGAAAATCATTAATGGGATTGGCGGTAGATAATAAGTTCTACCTCGACTGTCAATTTTAGGGTGTTCTTGAGATACAAAACCACTACGATTACAAGATTGAATAGTATCGTACAGATAACTTGTTGGATATTTTGTCAACTCGTTAAAACCAATAAATGTGTATTCATGTCCGTGATACAACCAATAATCACTGTCTTGACGCAATCTGCGGAAAAGCAATTCTTCGCCTGTTGCCCAAGTCCATTTACTATCTTTAATATTGTATTTAGCGTTCGGCATTTTACCGAAAATACGTCTCGATTTAACAATAATATCGTCAAGGTTTTTATACTCTTGATCGAAAATAATACCTCGCCAATAACGACCGTAGCCCATGCCTACATACTTAGCAAACGCCATAAGTTGCGTATCGGTCTTTCCACCGCCACGAGTACCACAATATAAAGTTTCGTCAGCTCTTGTATCAACTGCAATTTCTTGTGAACTGCCTTTGATTGGTTGCCATAGAACGTTGATATTACTCATTTTCAGCTAATAAAGTCTCTGCTTGTTCTTTCAAATTATGTTGTTGCTGACGCATTTTTTCTTCCCATGTCAATTCGCTACCATTATCTGTCAACAGAATAACATTTTGTACTGCACTTTCAGTTTGTTCGCCAGTATCAGAAAATCCCATAATTTCAGAATATTCTTTCAATGCTAAAATTTTCTCTCTAGCGTTATGCGTACTATGTGCAATGTCTAATAACATTTGAGCAATCTTTTCTTTACTCGGTAATACGTCAATTAAGCCGTCATTTAAATAATGCTCAACAAAACTAATTACTTCTTCATCAAAAATCCAATTATTTTTAGCATAAAGTTTAGCACTTACGTCAAACTTAAAAATAATATCCATTTGTGGATCGACAAATGCTTTATCACTGTCTCGTTGCCAACGGGCTAATAACTTAGCATATTGTTTTTTCATTACAGTGATTTCGTCAGGCGAAAATTGCACTGCAATATAATCACTTTTCCAGTTTCCCATTGTGAACTTCCACCTTTTTGCTACAAATAATATATAAATCTCGTACTTCAAGATACTTCTCAACCAAGTCTAACCAAGTAGCATTTTGTTCTAAATCGTCAAATGGCTGACAAGGCGGTATATGCTCACTTTTTATCACTACTTTGTTTGTGCAACTTGTCAATGACAATAGCAGGCATATTGCGATTAAGACATTCTTCATCTTTCGTACCTTTCACTGTTTTTACAATTTCTTTGACAACAACTTTTCGCTCTTTAGCACTTTCTGTCAAATCTTTAATCTCTTGATCGTAGGCTTCAACAAGAACCTTTTGTGCTTCTTTAGCACTTTCGATTTCAGCCTTTTGTGCTTTAATTGTATTGTCTAAATCATTAATATGTCGTAAACATAGAAAACCTAAAATTCCAATTACAGCATAACTTAAAATAACATATAATCGTATCATTTTAAACACCATTTTTGCTCGTCTAATCGTCTTGCGTATAATCCCTCGATACGAACCATTTGACCGCTATTATTACGACCATACGCCCAGTCAAGAAAAGCATTACACATTTGTGTATATTTACCTGTTAAGGCAAATGCTCGTATCTTTGTCATTTTACCAGTTCCCATAGCTTTTGCACAACCCACATTAAACACAAAGTCGGTTAATGCTTCTCGTTGACCTTTTGTCAACTTCTGACCGTTGAAATTTTGCATTACGCATTGTTCGGCAATATACAGATCCTTATTTAATACTTCTGCGACTTGCTCGATAGTCATAGTTTCCGTAGGCTTCATTCGCCCACACAAATGCCCTATGCCTTGCGTCCATAAACCGCCAGTATCTTTGTAGCCTTTAGTCCGACAACCTTCCCATTTTCCTGTTAAATGCACAACGGCTTCGGCACTATACAATACAGGATATGTCAAAGTGTTATTTAATTGACGTTCGCCAAAGATACCTGCGACCGCCACTGCTGAACACACACCTAACGCAATAAGTTTTTTATTTGGTTTCATCTTTATGCCCCAATTTTAACTGGTGTTCTTCTTCTAACATTTTTAATTTACGCATATCAATATACCAACTCTTGATAAAATTAAAAATTGTTATTACCGCAGTTATTAATAAACACCATTCATTAAACGTCAATGCTCCGAATACACCTGAAACACCGCTCCACATTGTCGAATTATCGTTTAATGTTCTATCAATAACATCTTTCATTTATTATAAGCTCTCTATAAATTATTGCACCTAACTCATTATATATCGAAAAACACACAAAAGAAAAGGACTGATTTTATTCAGTCCTCTCTTTTGCACCAGTATTGCTTATGCTTTACGCCATACACGATAACCGTTTTCAACGATTGCAGTAACAAATTGTGCTGTACTGTCTTTGCCAAGTTTGCGTTTGCGAGTTTGTGATACAGTCGCAGCTACACGTTTACGACCTTTATCTTTATCTTCACCGTCTTTAAACGGTACTAAGAATGATTGACCGACTGCCATTAACTCTAACGGCATTGTGCTTTTGCGAGATTTACGGGTATTTACAATTTCAGGAATAGGGATATTTTCTTCTAATTGATAAACATGACCTGTTGAAGTTGTAGCTTGTGCTACTTCTGTTGCTGATTGGAGTTCTTCCATTTTTTTGTCCTCTTTTGTTGAATTTTCGGTTGTATGAACTTGCTCGCCACCAGTTGTAATCTCGTGAGCGATTTCATTTTTTACAACTTGATAACCAAGTTGTGTAATTGCCAACTCAAGCATTAACGCATTACCCTCTTTCGGGCGACTTTCCGCTAATCCTTGAGATGTTAAACCTGCAACTGCACCATTATTTACCGATACAACTTTAAACGGTTTTTTTTCAGTTGCAACGTGGTTAGCAGTTTCTTCTAATAAATCATATTGTTTTTGAGTTAAAGTAATCATTTTTCGCACCTTTTTGTTAAATTAATTAAACCGTTAAAACGTTATTGTCTTAACGGTTTTATATTTTAATGATTTAAATTTCTCTGTCAACAGAAAAATAATAAATTTTAATGAATTTGTGTCAACTGATTAAAATTTAACCAATAGACATTACATTTTGAAAATTGCAACATCTTTAGGTGAATAATCAGAACAATCTAAAAAAATTGTGTTATCTCTAACATAGAAAATAAAATCTTCATTTTCACTGTTTAATTTAGCACAAACTTCATTTAATTTAGCTACCATTAAATCAAACGCACGATCTTTAAATTCACTTGCATTAGGACGGTTCATTAAATACCTCTTTTAATTGACTAATCCATTCTTCCATTTCTTCCATTGTTTCTGTTCTCTTGCTCATAAGATTTCGAGAACACCCATTTTTAAAAAGCGTTCCGTGATAACCGTTACTGTCATCAACTAAAACATAACTTTGCTCATTGATTTTATGACGAAATTTCATAATCATACCCATAATATTGACAGATAACTTTTTTAGCTTGTTCTGCACCATAACAAATAGCATACGCATAACCTAGTTTGCCTACATTATCTAAGAACGCTAATTGTTCTGCTGACGGACGACCTTTTTTGTTATCTGCAACTTTCATCTCAATATAAAGCCCATGATAACCATTCAACGGCACAGGTAGGAAAATATCAGGCACACCCTTTTTCACACCCTCTGCTTTAAGCATAGCACCACGAATTTTATTCGTTTGACTATCATTACCCCTTGCACCCCCATTCGGGATAGCATGCATTAGAGATAATGTAGGTACAGGATTGAGTTGATCTTTAGCATACGGTTTCGGGGCTTGAGCTAAAACTAATTCAAATCCTGCGTATGCTACTTCATTAGACCAACGAAAAAGCTCAACCTGTTCACTATGCTCCGACTTTGTTGTTGTACTCATAGATCATCTTCTCAATTTCGTCAAAACTTTCTTTGACGTGGATAACATTTTCTTCGTCATTTGTTGAACGAAATTCAACAGCAACTTCACCGTCAGGCTGTTCAAAGAAGCCTACAATATGTTCGGCATTTAAGGCAACCCGTAGCTCATTGTGAGCATTTGTCAAATGAATAAATTTTAGCATTTGTCCCCCTCGATCAATACACTGCCGTCATGATCTAATACTCGTTTAACTTTAACGTGGTTGCCGAATGTTTTACAGGCGAGTGAGCGACAATGCGAAATTAAACGCCCTTTATTTTTCAAAACTGAATTATGTAAACTAACATTTAATTCATGTAGCGTTTCATCATCTTTACGTTTTGAACTGACGATAATTTTAATTAATTTATTTAACATTTGCTGTATAGTCTCCAAGTAGAAGATAAATAGCGTTACGAGTTTTATTCGCTTGAGCAACTGTTTTTTCAGTCTGCAATTCTAAAACCGCATATAAAGCGTCAGCATGTGTTTTGTCAAACTGCGACAAAAACTCAATAATATGTGCAAGCTCAAAAGCAAGTGGTTTGACATGCCCACATTCTAAGAAAACGTCAATACAATGCAACGCTTTCTTTAAATCTTCAACAGGCTTATTTTTATCTTTAAATCGGCACACATACTTGAATATGCAAAAGATAATTGGTGTTAATTCGGCTTTTTCAGCAAATTCTAACGGTTGAACAGCATACTTTTTATAGTGGTTACCACCAACTTGAGTTTGTAAACTTTTAGGGGTTGTCATTTCCTGCGGTCTCCAGTAAATTTAAATCACAATAATATGTTCTGACAAATTCATCAGGTTTTTTGCTTGACGAAAATAATACAAACATACTCGGTTTTAACGGGCTACTTTTAAGCTCATTATCTGACGTTTTAACGAATTTAATACGTCCACTTGTTATATAAACGATTGCTTTAGCAGTTTCCAAAATACGTTTAAAGTATTTCGTGCTAGGGTCAACGTTCAACAGCATAATAACATCTTTTTGACTTTTTTGACATTGTTCTACTGCTTTAGCAACAAAACTATCTACATTCCCTCGACTATAAGGGGGATTGCACCATACTCGCTGACCGTTCCAGTCAACAAATAAAGCATTTTCTTGTTCTGTAATATAGTTTGTAGGAACTTTTGTATTATGCAAGTTAGCACAAGCGTCTAAGTCATAATATTGACCGCCCCAATCAATTTCTTTGTAATACTCTAAGAATTTAACAATACCTTTAGTTAAAGGTGTGGGCGTAGTCCAATAATCAGTTTCTAATACAGCCATAAAATCACCGTCCGTCCTATGTTATAAATCAATGCAATTACGCCTACAATTAACATTACGGTGTAAATCGCAAATTCTTTTTTATTCCAAGTTTCAATCAACGTAAGATACGCACCGAATGAAAACGCACAAACAATCAATATCGTAATGATACTGATAATTCTGTCAATTATAATGAAAGTCGCCATAATTCCTCCGCAACAATAGAACGACTGATTTCTAAACAAATCGGACTATCTTTATCCGAAATTGTCATTACTTTAAATTTGCTATTCAAACTAGATGATAAATTGTTATAGTTTTTAAGCAATTTGTCAATAGTTGTTTTTGTATTACCATGCTGATAATTCACAACTAAAACTTTATCCATGTCTAATTGGTCTAAAGCTCTTTTAATATCGCCTTTGTGATAGCCCGAATAAACAGGTAATTTTTCATAAACAATTTTACCTAAATTGTCAAGCTGAAAAATCAACAATGTAGCTCGCTTTCTATCACTCGTCATTATTCGCATTTTCAGTCATCTCCCATAATTCCCGTAAAGGTGTCAAGACTTCATAATATTTAGTTTTAGCTGTGTCTAAATCAACACCCTCTAAATGTAAATACATTACAGTGTTTTTAAACTTTTTCACACCTGTCATTACTTTAATAACGTAATCAGTGTCAGCAGAAAAACGATACAAGCCTGCTCGTAAAACCGTATCTCCACCAATACAACGTCCTTGTCTTTCAGTAATTGTTTTCATCTTTACCCTCTTAAAACCTGTGGAACGTCAGGGGTGCGTTTTAATACCCAACCCTCTGAACCGTCATATTCGTAACGTTCTAACCATGAACCGTCTTTAAACCACACTATACCAAATAAGTGTTGTGAGCCAAAACCGTCATCATAATTAAAGCGTAAACCCTCTAAGAACGCTAACCATTCATCATTATTCCAATTTTCTTTTAGTGTAATGATTTTGTCAAACATTGGTTCATCTTCCCAAACTTTCTTAGGATTAGAAACAATATATTCAGGTGTGTCAACATTAGGGTAATCAAACGATAAACCGATTACAGCACATTTAACATCTAACGTACTATGCTTACTGTTTTCAATGTCATTTAATAGTTCTTCTAAAGCAATAATCATTTTTAATCTCATAATTCCCAGTCAATTCCAAGTGTATAATAGTGATGTCTGCATACAGCGTCTTTAAATTCAACAGGCTCACTTTGACTAACATACCACGCTTTAAAACCTTTCATTTGTAAGTCAATTATAATAAGTTTTAACACATCGAAATCATCAATGCGGATATTTTCAATACGCCATTTACCTACATAAACTGCGTCATTGATAGATCTAGTTACAAGTTGTTCAAAATTAATCAATCTTTCTACTTGAACATTAGTTAATTGACTTAGCAAACGTCTATATGTGCGTCTTTGAATATTAATTAAATCTACGTTAATCATAATTTAAACCCTCTTAATTCGTTCTTTACTTGCATAGATAGTTTCAACTTTTTTAGACGGTGTGCCGTCCTTTTTGATTGGATAAGCTTTGAGCCAAATACTATACCAATCTCGGTTTTCCTGCCACATAGTATCAAAACTCACAATCAGATAGCGTTTGCCGTGTACTTCCACCAACTCACCGCCCACAAGCTCGTATTCTTCCATTATCTGCGATACTTTCATTTTACGGATTGCTAATTCAACATTATACAAATCCTTTTCTAAATTTTTGTGAGTTTCCATTAAAGCTCGCAATTCTTTTTCATAATCGGTCATTTTTCATCTCCATTAATATGTTTGAGAGTAACACTATTAGGGTCAATACCTTGAAAACGTAGTTTTACATACAATCTACTAAGAGCTTTGTCAATCGCTCTTTGTTTAACAAAAGAGGTTTCAGTAATATAAACCTTATTGTCATCATTTGAGATACAACAGCAATGTGTATCTACATCTTTAAATGTTTCAATGTTGATAATCATATATCCTCGTTAGCATATTTAGCTTTAGGTAAATTTAACCACGCTTTATGAGCAGGACTTTCCCGTTCCACAAAAAATCCATTGTCAGTTGTAACAGCACCTCGTAATTGCGTCCAACCGATTGCAACAAAGTCATCTTTGCTGATTTTAATGTAATGTTTGTTATCCATAATTATTCACCCCCAAAAAAGTGTTATTAATGTGTACGGCTCACTGCCAATCGTATTATTACCATGATGTAAATCAACTCTGTAACCGCAATCAGTTAAATGTTCTTTAATATGATCTATTAATTCAGCAGGAATAGTCAATTTATGTTGTTTTTGTGTGCGAACACACCCTGCCATTGCAGAAGTCATCACATCAAATTGCAACGCTTTCAAAATATTAGCAACCATTTCAAGGTCTTGTGCTTTAATAAATTCCATAGTTAATTACTCCTCTAATTAGCCCACAATTTCAACGTTAGAATTTCGGAAAATATAAACGGTCTGTACATTTTTGTGTAAATTACCGTCCACTTTAATTTTACGACCATATAAATAAGGATAGAAAGAACGTAAATCGTTATATTCACACAACTTGTCAAAATCAAGTAGCTGATAAAGTTTACCGTCTAACTTAATTTTACACCCTGCTGTCAATCCGTGATAATCTAACAATTTTTGAATGTGATATTTACGCAACTCTTTATAGTTGTGCGTAATTTGTTCTTTCATTTCTTCTACTTGTTGTTCAGTTAACATTTTTCAATTTCCTCTTGTTTTGTTGAAAGTGATGTCAGTATAAACTGTCAATTTGGATCTGTCAACAACTATTTTAAAATATTTTCAAAAATTTTTGTCAACTTAGATCTGTCAATCTAGATCCGTTGATTTGAAACGTCAAACTGGATCTGTCAACAGGAAGAATAGTAGCACTATGTAAAATAGCTGTCAACTATAAAATTTCCAAAATCGAAAATCTTGTACCGCAGGAATGGTGGGACAACCGCACCCCCGTACTCGCCATTTTTTTGGGGTGGTGGTGGCTCTTGTCAATGTTAGATCTCCAATCAACGAAAGAGAACGACAAAAGAGTGATGAATAAAATCATTAAATTGAGCTAACAAGTGTAAGCTGAATAATTAGTCAAATAGAAAAGCCTTTAAAATCAACAACATAGAAAAAATTGCATTTAACATAATAACGGTTATACGTAATTATATGATTAACTATTTAATATAAGTGCATAAATTGACAAAATGAACAAAATTTAGCCTACATTATCACCGCAAGCGGTCGGCAAAATGAAACATAAAGAGAACAAGAAGAAAGATAAAACACGATCAAATTGTCAATCAAAAACGCTTTAATTCTTCCATTCTTGCCATTTTTGTCAATTTTTAAAATTTTTCTAGGATCTAGACTAATCAGGGCTTATACAGTGATGTACTGTATAGATCGAACGTTGACAACTTAAATTGACGCTATCTAGCGGAAAATGACTGGAAAACATAACAGATCATAGAATAGTTTAATTGAAAGTAGAATAGGATCAATATAGATATATACTAAAGTATAATAATAATAATAATAATAATATATATATATATACTGTATATATACAGCATGTATATTTGTACAGTATTTTTTCCCATGTACGCGATCCATTTTTTTTCTCTTTTTTTTCATTTTTTTCCTTTATACTTTATACTTTTTCCTAACTATTTGATTTTAAAGGATTTTTTCGCTTTTTTGCCTTATTTTTTGCCTTATAAGTCATTATTCTTTGGAAAAAACTCAATAAAATCAATACTTTATAGAGTATAATAAACATTTTCAAGCGATCATTTTCGCTAATTTGTGGGCTAAATTCTAATAAAATCAAGGCTTTACATTTTGGATCTATCGTTGACTGATTAAGAAATAAGCAATTAACAATAATTTTGACAAAAAATTAAAATTAAGTGTTGACAATAACAGAAATATCCGTAAAATAGCTATCAATTAAACAACAAGGGAGATTTAAAAAATGCAAAAATTTCTAGACGCTTTATTAATGGTAGTGGCTTTAATTGCAACGTTTGCAGGTATCATCACGGCTATTTTTTGGCTAACTTTCAACATTTAAGGAATCTACATCATGAAAAAGTTTTTAGAATTAGCGGTTTTATCGGTGGCTGTGATTTTGTTTTACATTGCCCTTTTTGGTGGATTGGCTTGCGTGTATTTGTGGCGTATTGGCGTTTTGTAAAAAAATGGGCGTTTTTAGCCTGTTTTCAGGTTAAGACATAGGGTAACTAGGGCAAAGGGCGAAAAATGCAAATTTGCCCGTAAATTTTGGCTTAAATGAGGTTTATAGAAATGATTTTAGAAATTAGCTATGGTGAACAAATTGAAGTAGTACGATCTAACGATATGATCGAAATTGGTATAGATGATGATTTTAATCAATGCGTAAGCAATAATTACGATGGTGATCATGCTTATATTGAGATAACAATAGATCAAGCACAAAAGCTTTTGGCAATGTTGCAAAAAGCGATCAATGATGAGGACTAAAAAAATGATTGGACAATTTGAAATTAAGGCTTTATTCAATATTTATGAGTTTTTAGAAGTGGAACGATCCGCCAATAAAATAAAAGTATTGGGTAGAAGATACAAGAATTACGCAGTTTTAAAAATTGATCTAAATGAAGATCAAACGGTCGGAAAGATTGAGGCTTTTTATTTTGACTATTTTTCAGACGCTAAAAGTTGCTATTTGAAAGTTTTTGAAGATTGACAAAAAATTAAAATTAAGTGTTGACAAATATAAAACAATTTGCGACAATACATGACAACAAAGGTTAGCAATATCGCAAGCCTACAACATAAGGAAAAACAAAATGCCTATATTAACAAGAAAAGATCTACAACGTTTTAAAGTATTAGACACAGGTTATGGCACTGTACAAAATTTGATCCGCAGTGAATTAGTAGAAATGATCGGCACTAATTGCGGGATCTATGGCTGGAATTGGTCGGCTTACCGTGTAAAAGGAACTGATTGCGTAATTCTTGATAGTTATCGCAACGGATTGGCGCAATGGTTTAAAAACTTTCAAGCGGTTAGATCTGAATTAGAAGATATTGATCGCCGTTGCGTTAAATTGTGGGCTAAATCTGAAGAAGAAAAAGCGGAAATTTTAAAAGATTTACAAAATATTTTGACTGCTTAAAATTTGTGCGGTTAGCGTTAAAAGTTAAAATTAACTATTGACAATAACCGCTATTTATAAGATAATAATTGCAATTCAACAACAAAAGGAAATTTTATAATGAAAACAAATGCTAAAATCACAAAACAGGCTTTTAAAGATTGGTTTGATACTTACATGGACGGTAGAACGCATGATGAAAGTATTGACGAACTAGCACTAATTTTTGAAAACAATGACGGCAATTATTACAACGATTTCATGCGGTCAAGACGGGTAAAAGCCCACAGTGCTGCCTTTTATTCTGTAATCCTTGCGGTTACGCCTTTTATGCCTAAAGGTTATTATGCAAGCAATCCACAGATCAAGGCAAATATTCTTGACTTTTTTGGAATGGACTACAAAAAATTTTTAGCCCCGCTTGTGGAATATTTAAAAGATAGTAGAAATGAATTTTTAAGCGAAAATTAAAGAACTCAACAAAAGGCTATTTTAGCCGATAGCCTTTGATTGAATTTTTTACTAACTAACCTATAAATGAGGATTTTTATCATGTTAAAATTTGAATTAAACGTACATTATAGCACTGATTTTTCACAAATTTATTTCAATGATTTTAAGAACGAAAACAATGTTATTTTAGATAGTCATCATTGTATTATTTTTAACAATGGATCGAAAAATGAACCATATTTTAAAAAGTCAAGATTAGCTAAAATGAAAAAGGAACAATTACAAGAATTAGCCGAAAATCTTGACATTGTTTATTGTGATGAAGAATTGACAAAAGTAGAACTAATTGAAAAATTATATTTTCTAGATAATGAAAGTTTTTATCAAAAAGCATTAGAAAATGACTGCTTGCCGTCTTGTGATTTTTGTATTTCTGGTTATTCTCAAGGCGATTTTGTCAAGGTTTATCAAGTTGGCGGATCTGAATATAGTCAAGATTATTTAAGCAATCTTTTCTTTGATTGCCCGATCTATGCGGTGTTAAGAATTTACGAAATTGAACAAGGCGTATTTTTACACGATGCGAAAGAAGAAGAATTAACCGAATTTTATTTAGATGAACTATTAGCTAATAGTTATGAATATGATAAAAATGAAATTCTAGTTAATTTCAAGATTCACCGTGCAGACGCTTTCAAAGATATTAACGAAAAATACAAAATTGATCTAGAAAAAGAGATCAAAAAATATCTTGAGGAAAATTTACCCGAAAATCCTGAATATAAATAATGAACATTTTTAAAATATACTTGATCGGCTTTTTTATAATTAATTTTTTAATCTTTCTTATAGCTAAAAAATCAAAGAAGAAAGCCGATCCGATACTAGAACAAATATGGGCAATTTATCCAATCGTTAAAATTAAAAACAATTTATTCTATTTTAACGGCTTGTATTTAACGCCCGATCTAATAATCTACAAAACACAGAAGATCAAGCATTTTCAAAATAAAAACTTTATCTTAAACGTTTTGAGGATAACCAAAAAATAAAAACAGATCCTAGCCTAACCGCTAGGATTTTTTTTCATTTCTAAATTTTGACAACATTAGAAAACAAAGCGACAAATAAAAAGGCTTTTAAATCACGTTTTAAGCGATTATTTTCATTAATTAATAGTAGAGCTAGGCTATTTTTTAAGTCGCTAAAATCGCTTTAAATTGACGATTTTCGCTATATGTAGAAATTTTGAGCAGTTGAAATATAAATTGACAAAATAAACAAATTAAATGTTGACAATAAAAACTATCGCTTTATAATGTAATCACTTTCAACAATATGAGGATCTAAAAAATGTATAAAATAACGGCTTATTTAGGTGATCAACGTTTTCCAACGTTAAGACTTCAAGGCTTTACAAAAGCACAAGCAATCAAAGAATACCGCCAAAAATATAACCTCAAAGGCAAGCGGATCTATTTAATTGTCGAACAAGCTCAATTCATTTGATAACAAAAGTTGCCTACATCATTGTGGGCGATTTTCTTTGTGCTTTTTTCGGGCGGTTTCCTTGTGATCCACCACCGAATTTTGCCCTATATATAGGCAACATCTGATCTAAACCTCTTATATATGGCGACTTCTGCCCAAAACTGCATAATATAGGCGATTTTCTGCCGAAATTTCCAATAATAAAGGCTCACATTTTACTGCAAGCCTTGTTATATTATTGTCAATTCACATCATTATTTCATAAATAATCGTCTAAGTTTTACATAAAGATAACCAATATTCCCATATAGTTTCTTCTGTTCTGCAACAAATTGCTTTTTATCAAATTCGATTGTTGCCACCATATCCCAAAAATCACATTTATCATAACTAGGTTTGATGTAAGTTATTTGTTCAGATAAATAAAAATATGTTTCCTTGATACCGTCAGAACGTTTACTAATGAACGTAACAACGTTTTCGATTTTTATAGATACTTTAACGTCAATTCCACCGATATTAAAAAAGAAGTGATAAAAGCATTCATCTATTAATAAGAAATGAAATGTAAATTTAGGTTTTGTATTATGAAATAACTCTTGAGAAAAATACTCAATAATTCTATTGTATATATCAACTTCATAACAAGTTAATTTGTAGATTGAGTTAATTTCTTGGAATGTAGATCGTATGTTCATTTGTTTAAAATCCTTTAGTTTATTAAAAATTTGAAAATTTAGACCCTACCCCTATGAAAATTTGAAATTCTAGTGGTAGCCCCTATTATTTAGCAGGGTTGTTTGTTGTGTACTGGATAAAGTGTTTAGGATTTGCAATCGTCCATGCCTTGCCTGAATAATTGTATTTTTCTTTCAAGACGTGCGGTTTTAATTCGACCAAATATCCTGCGTCCACTAAATCCTGAATAGCTAATTTCAGATTTTGAGCAACGCCCCCTTTTTCATTACTTTTAAACGATTTACGACTAGCACATTTACTTTGTAGCAATTTGTATGGGATAACGTAATCTTTTTTCATTTCATCATTACCGAAATTGGTCGTTTTTGAATTTATCAAGATATACCCTACTACATAAGTCAAATCTAATGTGCGTTTTTCAAAGCTAACACTATCAACCCCGATTTCTAAATTAGAATAACGGTTGTACATTTGTTGAATACTCTCTCTAACAAATTTGATAGCATATAATGCTTGCTCTTTGTCAATTACAGGTTTATAGATATTTAACCCAATGGCAAATAAACTTGCAATTTTCAAACTTTTAAGATGACCCCTATTCCACAACTGACGGTAGCTTTCTTCGGGAGAATTGTTAATTTCATCATCACAAAATTTGTCAAATTCATTGAATATCTGTTCTGCTTCTTCTGTCATTTCAACATCAACAACTTGATCTGTTGCATTTAAAGTCAAGCAGTTACTTGCTAGATTTAAGAAATAGTCTTTTAAATCTTTCGGAACGTCAACTTTATTGTGATATTTATTTAATGGCGGTCGTCTTGCGGTACATTCTACAATATTGAAACGGGAAATTAACCCCTCGTCAACTAATCCGTCAGATAGTGCGTCAAAGAATGTGCTAGGCGTACTTTCTGCTAACATTGTAAAAGACGGGGCTTTAATTTCGCTAATGTTTTTCTGTTTGTCAGCATATACTGTTGACCGCATAATTTCCCCATTACCTGATTTACCGTATAGGTCAAGGATAATTTTACGCAGTTGTAGCATATTAGGCGTGGCATTGCGTCCCGTCATACGTTGCATTGTCATACCAAATTCACCCTGCACGGTTAAACAGCATTGTGTTTCTTCTGACAAATAACGCAGGAGAGAGATACCTGATACCAATTCACCTAATCCGACAAACGTCTTAGCAAGTGGTTGCTGTGGCAAAATTTCGTTGATTAGGCGGTTAATCCCTTTGGAAATACCCTCTTTACCGATACCTGTTGGAGCAAGCAAGACAAAGTAGTTATTCAGTCCTGTGCCACTAATATTGTAGGATCTGCCACATATCCCTGCCATTAATGCAAGTGCGGTCATTGTGCTAATTGCTTTAACTGGACGAGGACTTTGAGCATAGATAAAACGTGCCAGTTCTTTAATTAAGCCTTTCGGGATATTTTCAAAATCCACATTTAGGGCGTATTCAGAATAAGACATATTTGTTTTTGACAAATCGGGTAACGGTGCGTCAATCGGTGCAATTTGTGTCGGAAACATCTCCGCAGGTGTTAAAAGTTGGAGATTTAAATTTCCTGCCTTTTGTTGTTCAGCGTCCACCAACGCATTTTTGACATTTTCAGCCATAGCCCCTATATCAACAGGCGGTATGTAGTTGTCGAAAGACCGTCTAACCATTTTGCCTACATAATCATCACGCATTGCTTTTGCCCGTTTTCCGAGTGCAGACGCTCTAAACATACGAGCAATCTGTTCTTGGTTACGGCTGAAATATGAAAGAATGTTGATTAATGCGTGGTCGGCTTCTGACTGTGAACTGTAATAATCCTGCCAATGCCCGTTGTATAAATCATAAAACTTTTGACCGTTTTCTGCATTGTAGGCTATTTCAAATAGTTCTGTGTCAGAATAATGTTGTTCTTCATCTGCTAATTGAATGATTTTGTCAGATTTACCTAAACTGTTGAATAATGTGTCAAGTTTATTTTGACAATTTTCAATATGACGGCTATTGTAAACATTACCTGTCATTGTCATAAAACGTTGACTACTGTATATTTCTACACTACCTCTACGTCTGCCTTGCGGTAAACGACCTTTCATAATAATATGCAAACCTCTACCATTAGGGGATAATTCAGCATAAGTATCAATGAAATTGTTATAGATAGTTTGTTGTTTAATAAATTCTTCTTGATTTTCTGTATGATCTAGATCAATAAATGCGTATGGATCGTTTTCTGTTAGAACGAACCCGATACCACTAAAACCATTATTTACAGCTTGCACAACTTCATCAAAACTATTCCACGTTTGAGGATTTGTAACACTTGCTTTATACCCGTTAATGTTGTATGGCACTTTAGTTTTCTTGTTATTAACATCTTCAAATTTCCATACAATCCATTGGCGGTATTGACGCATTTCAAATGGAATGAGTTGATAATTCATATTCCAACCTTTTAAATGTTTTGTTCTTCAATATATTTATATAATTTTACAACATTCACAAATGAAATGTTAGTCGGCACTTCACCATTAACAAATGCTTGTATAACTGGACGAGATACACCTGTTTGTCGGTGAATATAAGATACATTAAGAACGCCTGCTTTAGCAGACAGACGGCATTTAATCTCTAGCAAATAATCATGCTTAAAGAGTAAATGTTTTGAATTTTCAGTTGTCATATACATAAACCTCTTTTGTTGAAAATAATCATGCGTGGCACTCTATCAAAGAAATTTCAAAAATGCAAGGGTTTTTTAAAAAATGTTTTAGATCGAACAATTTTGTAAAATTTTTAAAAAATATGTTTGACTTTGAAATTTGAAGTGTGTAGTATAGCCCCTATCCAAGCAACTAACCTTAGAGGTAAATTATGAAAAGTAAAGAAGAATTGACATACCTAGTCAATAAAATTGAAAAATGGGCTGTGGACTTAGGATTAAACAGTAATTCTAATCCATTAAAGCAAACATTAAAATATTATGAAGAAGTTGGCGAATTAGCTAAAGCCATTCAACAAAACAATCTAATTGAAATTATGGACGGTATTGGCGATAGCATTGTTGTTGGTGCAGTTATGGGTTCGCAGTTGCGTGAATTTTCAATAAATGCTAAATATGATGATATGCCATTAGTCGGTGTTGAAAATGAATATGCTCCTTTTAATGCTATTCTTTCTCCCGATAATCTACCACAAATTTTTTATTCATTTGTAATGAGTTTACAAAATTATGTAAGCTATTGTGTTGACGCTTATGAGCAAGAAGAACACGGACGTTATTTATTTAAGTTTTATGGTAATTTTTTAAACTCCGCACATCAATTAGCACTTTGTTTAGGTGTTGACTTTAACAAATGTGTTAAAATGGCGTACACAACAATTCATTTCCGTAGCGGTGAAATTGTTGACGGAATATTCATTAAACGCTTACCTGAAGCAATAATTAAAATTCCAACAAAAAAATTAGAATTACCTGTTGACAACTTAATTAATGAAGTTGTAAAATACGCAGAAGAAAACAGAATTCGATTTTTTAAAGTTGAATTTGATTTAGAAATTGACAATTATAACCGTATTTAAGGTATGATTATGACAGAACAACAATTTGGATTTGGTGCAGTACCCCCTCAACAGCCCACAATGGGAAAAGAGAAAATTGCACCGAAAGCAACGTTTGATAGCAAAACGGCTACTGGTGTTGTGTTGGATAATTTCCGACACGCTAAACAAAACTATGATGTAGCTAAAAAAGACCTTGATGAGGCTAAAGGTAATGTTATTGCACACATTGGTACACAAATCAGTGTAGGCACTAACCGATTTGCAACCAATCATTTCACATTGAAAACATCTGTTAGTAAAAAATATGATGTGGACGCAAGTGATATGCAGGGGCTTAATCAAGCGTTGACTGTTATCGCAGGTTTATGCGGTGGAGATGTAGCAGGTTCTCTTATTAAGTGGAAGCCGTCTTTAGATAGTAAAGTTTATGAAAAACTATCAGATGAAGCTAAAGCTCAATTAGATCGGTTTATTACATTATCCTATGGTTCACCAACATTATCTATTGAGGAGTTATAGTGAAAATACTTTATCATAAACATAAATGTAGTTCATTAATACCATTACTATTATTAATTATAATTGATTTTATAGCATTTGAGCATATTGTTGACGCTTTTTCATTTGTCGAACTATCTACTAAAAATGAGCTTTTTGTATTTATATTTAGTTTGACATTAACGTATTATTACTTATGCAAACATCATTCAAACATTAGAGCTTACTATAAATGGCTCAAACAACGATTTAAAGGTGCAAAATGAATTTAAGTAATTTGAAATTACCCCGTGATTTAATTCAAAAGAACGGTGTTAAAATGCTAATCTATGGCGGTGCAGGAACAGGTAAAACTCGTTCTGTGATTACTGCACCACGTCCGATTTTATTAGCAGTAGAGCAAGGCTTATTGTCATTGCAAAGTGAAAATGTGCCAGTGTTTGACATTCACTATAATCTTACGCCCACAATGAACCCTGCGGAGCGTTTGAACAAGAAATTAGCAAATATTGTTGAGTTCTTTGACTGGTTAGAAAAGTCAGCAGAAGCCAAACAATTTGATACTGTATATATTGACAGCATTAGCGAAATTTCGACATTGGTGTTAGAAAGCGAATTACCTAAAGCTAAAGATCCACGTCAAGCGTATGGGGAAATGGCTGACAAAGTATTGAAATGGGTGCGTTTATTACACCAATTACCGAATAAGCATGTTGCAATGATTTGCAAACAAGAAATGGTTAATAGTAACAATATTAACTATTACCAACCGAGCTTTGAGGGTCAAAAACTTTACAAAGAAATCACACATTTATTTGATGAAGTGTTTAGATTTCAGCCTAAACGTTTTAGAACTCCACAAGGCATGCAAGAGTTTATGGTCTGCTCAACAAAAAATATGCAAGACTATTTGGCTCGTGATAAGAGCGGAAAATTAGCGGAAGATGAACCGCAAGATATTTCTGCAATTATTAACAAAATTATGGCTTGACAAATAATTTGACAAGTTGTAACATTACTTTAAATCAACAACCTCAATCAACAAAAGGAAATCTTATGTTAAACTTAGACTTAACACAATACAACCCTGTTCAATCTGATAGCCAATACGCTAACGTACCGCTTCCGTCAGCACACTTAGTTGTGATTGAAGAAAGTGAAATGAAAGAAAGCGTTAAAGACGGCTTTACTCGTGGCACAAACTTATTGCTTGAAATGACAATCTTAGCGTCAAGCACAGGTAATGATTTTGTGGGCGAAAAATTACCACTTTATATTCCTATGAATGGTTTTGAAGATACCGCAATTAAAGCAGGTATGAAACGTTTATCAACATTAGCATATACGCTAGGCGTTGGTGGCTTCTTACAAAACAAAGAAGATTTACACGGTATTAACTTTATCGTGGTTTTAGAAAAAGACGGTAAAACTAATTTCCCTCGCTTTAAACGTTTCTTGAATGTAAACGGTCAAGAAATTGCAGACGCAAGCGGTAATTTCCGTCCATGTGAATTAAAAGATGTAGCTTTACAAACTGAACTTGAAAAATTATTAGCGGTGTTACAAGGTGGCGGTCAACCTGCACAACAACCAACTGCACCAGTACAGCAACCTGCTCAAAGTTTTGTTCAACAACCTGCACAGCAAGCACAAGCCCCTAACTTTGGCGGTCAAGCTCAATCTGCACCTGCAACAAACTTTGTGCCACAAACTAATTTCGGTCAACAACAGCCTACACAACAGGCTCAAGCTCCGTCTCAACCTGCACAACAACCTAATTTCGGTGGTGTACCAAACGCTCCTGCATGGGGTCAAACAGTCAATCCGAATAACGGTCAACAGGCTTAATTACATTTCGGGGTGGGGCAACCTACCCCTATTTCTCAAGAATTTTGATTTAAGTCAAAGTTTTTAAGAAATAGAAAATTGGAGTTTATATGCTACCTCAAAATCACTTAGATAAAATCGCAGATCAGTTGATGATAGACATTGACAACTATTGCGATAAAAAATGGAAAGATAAAAATCGAACACATTTAGGATTTTCAATGATTGGAGACGAGTGCCAACGTAAATTATGGTATGGTTTCCGTTGGTGCAAAATGCCTAAACCTGACCCTAGAATTAAACGTTTGTTTGATAGAGGTCATAAGGAAGAAGATAGATTTATTGACTATTTACAAGGTATTGGCTGTAAAGTTTATGCGTTCGATCCGAAATGGCGGTTAGGTTATATTCCAAATACTGATAAATATACAGTTCTTGAAGCTCATAAATTTCAAGGTAAAGATAGTATGTTTGTTGTTGATGTATCAGATGATCTGCAACATATCCAACGTGCGAATGAACAAGGTATTACCTATCCTGTTCAATGGAAAGTATCTGCGTCAAATGGTCATAGCGGTGGTTCTCTTGACGGTAGAGGTTATTTACCTGAAAGTTATGGATTGACAGAAGAAATCTTGTTTGAATTTAAAACACATGGCGATAAATCATTCAGAGAATTAAAAGCTAAAGGAATGAAAATGTCTAAACCTGTGCATTATGCTCAATGCTGTGCGTATGGTTATATGATGAAATTAAACTATGTGTGCTATATAGCGGTTAATAAAAATGATGACGCTTTACATTTAGAAATTGTACCTCTTAACCATAAAACAGGGGAAACATTAGTAATGAAAGCAGACCGCATTATTATGTCACAAGAACCGCCCCCACGCCTACATGAAAATCCAACCTTTTGGCTGTGCAAAATGTGTAATTATTTCCCTATTTGCCATGCTAAAGCCGAGATTGACAGAAATTGTAGAAGTTGCAAACACGCTGAACCTGCTAAAGATAAATTGTGGGTATGTAATAAACATCAGCAAATTTTGACAGAAGAAATTATTGATAAAGAATACGGTTGTTGGGAGAGTATATGCTAAATGTAAATAAATACCGAAATATAAACGGTAAAATTTGGCTACCACGTCATATAACTAAAAATATGAGTAATTATGTACGCTTATTTGGATTACAATCTAGTTATATTGGAGAAACAGGTTTATTTAACATTTATATTAACCCTGATCTTGTTGTTACTTATTATACTACAAAAGATTTTGCAAATGTTTACCATAAAAGACGTGCTTCTTTTAAACTTAAAGGGTGGTTAAATGTGTTGAGATATTTGTCAACAATGAGAGGTAAATAATGTTTGAATTGCGTTGGTATCAAGAAGAGGGAATTGAAGCATTAATGAATTACAATTATGCTCACAACCCCCTATTAGCTTTTCCGACAGGTACAGGAAAGTCGGTCATCATTGCTGAATTTATTAAACGTGCGTTAATGGCATATCCTACAACAAGAGTTATGATGTTGACTCATGTCAAAGAGTTGGTGCAACAGAACGCTGAAAAATTAAAAGCTGTATGGCAACAAGCCCCTTTAGGGATTTATTCAGCAGGCTTAAAAGAGCGTGATGTAGGGAGACCTATTACGTTTGGATCTATGCAATCCGTTTACAAACACATTCAGCGTCAGCAGGAACAAGGGCTACCACATTTCGGTAAAATTGACCTCTTGATTGTTGATGAAGCTCACTTAATTTCTGAAAAAGAAGAAACAACATATCGCAAAATCATTTCTGCGTTTTATGAAGAGAACCCCTATATTAAAGTTATCGGTTTGACAGCAACCCCGTATCGTATGAAATCGGGTCAGCTAACAGAAAACGGTATCTTTGGTGAAGTGATTTACGATTTAACACAGCCTGATATGTTTGTTCGGTTGATTAAAGAGGGATATTTAGCCCCTTTAATTCCTCGCAGAACAGCCGTTGAGATTGATACATCTAACCTATCTATGGTTGGAGATGACTACAACAAGAAACAATTAGAGCAGGTATCTGATACAGATGAAATTACGTTCAATGCCGTCCGAGAAATCGTTGAGTGTGGGCTATCACAAAACCGCACCAGTTGGATCATATTTTGCACATCAGTCGAACATTGTGAACACGTCAATGCTATGTTATTAAGTTTAGGAATTTCGTCAGCAGTTTGCCATTCAAAATTATCTAACAAAGAGAATGATGACGTTATTAACGCATTTAAGCAAGGAAAATTAACTTGCTTAGTGAATAATAACAAGTTGACAACTGGATTTGACAATCCTAAAATAGACTTAATTGGTATGTTGCGTCCAACACAATCAGTCGGTTTATGGGTGCAAATGCTAGGTCGTGGTACTAGACCTTATCCAACAAAAGAGAATTGTTTAGTGCTTGACTTTGCAGGAAACACTAAAAGACTGGGTTGTATCAACGATCCGAATATCCCTAATCGTAAAAAGGGAAAAGGTGGCGGTGGTGGAGACGCACCTGTCAAGGTATGTAAAGAATGTAATTGCTACAACCACGCAAAAGCACGTTATTGTGAAGTGTGCGGTACAGAATTTACATTTGAGAGCAATCTATTTCAGACAGCCAGTACGCTTGAACTGATTAAAGATACAAGCCCTCAATATGAATTAATCCCAGTAGATCAAGTGATTTACAACGAGCATAGATCCGCAAATGGTGGCATACCCACACTTGAGGTTACATATCTCTGTGGCTTGTCTCGTTACAAGGAATATGTGTGTTTTGAGCATACAGGTTATGCCCGTAAACGTGCCGAGATGTGGTGGGGTCAGCGTTCAGCAGATCCATGTCCTGACCGAGTGTATGAAGTGCTAGGACGTGCAGACGGATTGAAAAAACCGTCAATGATTACGGTTCACATTAACAAAAAATACCCTGAAATTAAATCTGTTACTTTCTAAGGAGTAATTATGTCAGATGTTATTTTTCTTCCAACAAATAACAATGTATCGGTTGAAGTCATTAAAGAGCAAGATAAAATATGTGTAAAATTAGCCGTATATGAGAGTTTTGACGGTTATGCTACTGATTTGACGAAAGAACAAATTGACGAATTAATTATATTGCTAACACAAGCTAAGGAATGTTTTAATGAGTAAATTAATTCTTGACAAATTGAAAGTTTTAAAACCTTTAATAAAAGGCAAAGGTTTGCCCTATGAAAAATACGGTGTTGTTAAAGACGGGGTATTGTATTTTGGAAATGGTTTTATTCAAGCTGAAATTCCCATTGACATTCCTTTCGACTGTTGTATTGATTTATATCAACTTGAAACAGTTTTACGCAATGTTAAAGGCGAAAGTGTAATTATTAATAAAGACGGTAAAGTTTTTGTTCATTATGATGAAACAGATTACAATATTGAAACGCTACCTATTGACAGCTTAAATCAAACAATTAGCTTCTTTAATGCTGAAACAGCCGTTAAATGTGAAAAACCCCCGTACATCTTTAAAGACTTTTGCGGTATTGCAGAGGGTTATGTTCAACCTATTGCCAACGAGCCAAATGTTGACTTCTTATGTGAAACGTTAGTTATCCATAATGGAACACTTATTTGTACCGATAAATACAATATCATTCAAGGCGTTTTGGACTTTGCTATGCCTACAATGGCGTTACCGTTGTCAGCCCTGATCTATTTCAACAAGATTAAGAAAGAAGATATTGTAGGCATGGGGTTAGGAAATGAATTTCTGTTGATTGAATTTTCAAATGGTCTGAAATTTTATATGCCGAATTTAGCACATAACCAAATAGAACGAGTTGCAACAGTTTATAATCGTTTAGTTGGAACGCTTGACAAAGTATGGGAAATGCCAAATATTGAAATTCCTATGTTAGTTAAAGAGCAAATTAATTTGATTAACAAAATCAGTTTACAAAATGCGGTGTTTTTCAATAACACATTTTGCCGAGCTGAAAATTCTGAAATTCACTATCCTAGTTTTACTAACGAACCATTTATTTTTAAATGTTTGTATCGTCATTTAAAAATGGCGTTACTATGGGGCAAATGGTTTAAAACTAGCGAAAAAGGTATGTCTTTCTTATCAGAAAGTAGTTTAATTCGTGGATATATTGGAAAGGTTTTAGATGATTAATGCGTTAAATCAATATTTAGCCATGCAGGGTTGTCAAGACCCTGTTGATTATGGAGAAGAAGTAGAATTTGATATTGAAACATATCCTAACTACTTCTTAATTCAATTCTTGTTTAAAGGTAAATATGTTGTTGCTTTTGAGAAACGTAATAATCAGCCGTTTCAGCAACTAACAGAACTAGCCTTTATTTGTCAAAATTTTGTATTAGTTGGTTTTAATTCTAACTATTACGATATTCCCATGTTACGACATTTCTTGTCAGCAAATGCAACAAATGACAGCCTTTACAAGTTGTCAAAAGATTTAATTGAAAATGAAATGCGGTGGTGGGATATTAAAGATAGATATTCCCACAATGATAAACTGTTCATCAATACTTACGATTTGATTGAAATTGCACCCGATCCAAACAAAATCAGTTTGAAAATGTATTCAGCTAGACGTTTAGGCGAGCGACTTCAAGACTTACCGTATGAGCCACATCAGAAATTGACAGATGAAGAAATAGCAGTTGTTTACAATTACTGTATTAAAGATATTACCAATACACACGCTTTAAAATGTGATTTACATACAGAAATTGATATGCGTAAATTTATGAGCCAACAGTTCAGCATGGATTTACGCTCACTGTCGGACGCTCAAATTGGTGAACGAGTAACTATTCAGCTTGTGGAAAAACGTTTAGGGAGACGGCTACCGCAACCTATGAATTATCGTGGGAAAATCTTACGATACTTTGCCCCACAATATATTAAATTTTCCACAGATTTATTAAAAAATGTGTTAGAAACTGTGAATAACGCTGAATATCTTGTGGATAAGTCGGGTAGCCCGTCAATTCCTGATAGCGTAGCACAGCTCAAAATCCGAATTGGTACAACCGATTATAAGTTAGGGATTGGTGGCTTACACTCACAGGAAAAAGCTCAAACAATTATTTGTGATGAAGATCATAGATTGCGAGATGTGGACGTAGATAGTTTTTATCCACGAATAATTATCAATAACCGATATGCCCCTAAATCAATCGGAGAAGCATTTTTAGAGGTATATGAACTTGAGCTTGTAAATCCTCGCCTTGAACATAAAAGACGCTCTAGCGACCCGAATTTAAGCCCTGATGAACGTGCAGAACAGAAACAGTTGGCAAACAGTAAAAAAATCGTCATTAACGGGCTATATGGTAAGCTCGGTAGCCCATATTCTAAAGTTTATGCCCCTGAATTGATGATTTCTGTTTGTTTAACAGGTCAACTATCATTATTAATGCTTATTGAAAGATTAGAATTAACAGGAATTAAAGTTGTATCTGCTAATACAGACGGCATTGTAATGTATTACCATAAAGACCAATTAGATATAGTCAATAGTATTGTTCGTCAATGGGAGAAAGATTGTAATTTTACAACAGAAGATACATTCTATCACGCTCTTTATTCGGCAAACGTCAATAACTATATTGCTGTTAAATCTGATGAAAATTGTCAAATTATCAAAGGTGCTAAACGTAAAGGCTCTTTTGCCGACCACTGGTTCACAGATAAAAGCAATTTTAAATTGAAAACAACCCCTGACTTTTTAATTTGTCGTAATGCAGTCGTTGATTATTTGACAAAAGGTGTATCTATTGAATACACGGTTAAAAATTGTACAGATATTAGACAATTTTTATCAGTTAGAGCCGTTAGAGGTGGTGGAGTATTTAGAGGTCAAAAATTCGGTCGTATTGCACGGTTTTATATTTCAACAGAAAGTCA